ATTTTGTTGTTTTATAAATTCTTTATCTCTTTCACTTAATTTTAAATATCTTATACTACCATTAATGTGTTGTCTAGTATCACTTCCACAGTTAGTACATCTATAATACTCTGATACTATCGCTACTAATATTGTATCTTCTTCACACTCTTCACACACCCCATGCACAGTATCTATATTACTAAATGTTTTAAATTTATTATCCAACGACTTTACCTTTTTCCCATTTCATATCAGGTAAGCCTTCGCTATATTTTTTACCATCAAAAGTTAAAACTTGTTTTCTGTTAGATCCTTGCTCGTTATAAGATATGTGGACCCACCCACCTGCTGGGTCGTCTTTATCAAAAAATTCCATGATCAATTGATCAAAGTCAACGTTGTTTTGTAACCAGTAAGCTGTCTGAATGTTGGGCACGCCAAATATTTCTAGGTCGACCGCCTGGCCTTTCGCATGCTGTGATGTTTTTTTGCTGCCGATCGCTTCACACAACGCCTCTGAACGATAGCCGCTGGTAATTGTAACTGGTTTGTCAAAGTGTGCACGTAGTGGTTCTAAAATTTCATAACAAAGATCACCTAGACTTTTAATTTCACCAGACCCTGGTGTATTGTCTATGCCTTTTCTACGAGCTACCATAGAAGCTGTCATCTCTTTAAGAGTAAAGTGTTTTGAAAGTTGCATTTATTCTATAATTTTTTTAATTGCTTTGGATCCATCTATGTTTTCTTCAAGTTCAGCTTTTACCTTTCCACATTTATATTCAATATTATCATTTGCTGAACGTTCTGCAACACGTTTTCCTTTTAAACAATCTGACATTGCTGGCTGTATTCTATGTTCTGTAAGTTCCCCTGCTATAAACATACAAAGTGCGACTACGCTACTAATAACCGTTTCCATTTGCTCTTACCTTATCTTTTAATTCTTCAACATCATTTAACGCTTTTTCTAGTTGTGCTTTTAAAAATTCTATATTAACCTTGTTCGTCATATTTTGTTCTTGAGTTATCTCTAATTTTTCTGTTGTCTTATATAAATCTTCTATCAACATATATTGCTCTTGATCTGTAGGCAGCTGCTCAGATTTTTTAAGAAGATCAGCTTGGAACAGTTCTCTTGATGTCTCTAAGCTAGTTAGTCTAGCAGTAATCTCGGTGTATGCGATTACGCCAGCCACAACACCTGCGATTATCATTAACATGTTCCTGATAGGCATGCTTACTGATGTATTTTCACTTATTTTCATAATGGTGCTACTAATATTGTTAGTAAAACAAATAACACAATAATACCACCTGTAAAATAATAATTCATATACCCACACTCCATATTATTTATTTTCACCTGTTAATGTACTACGCATAATTAAAAAATTTTTAAAATCTTGTTCCATATTATTAACTTTTTCTTCCATTGTTTTAAGTTTATCGTTTGTAACAATAGTATTACCTTTGTTAGTTTCTATATTTAATAATAAATGGCTTTGATTTTCTTGTATTCTAGCGATGTATCCAATTTGATTTTTTAAATCTGTGTTTTGTATTTTCTCAATTGCTGCTTGATTTTTATTAATAGTCTCTGTCAGATCAACTATGTATTTAACTCCTGTAAAAGTACCCACTATTACAGAGGCTACAACTGGAACCATTACTACATTTTTTTTTAATAAATCTACTAGATTCATTACGTTAACCAGCTAATAACTTTAGTCCACCAATTGTTTCCTGGTGAATTGTCCCCTGGCGCCTGACTTAAACTGCACTCACATAGAGCACATTGATTAATGCCATTGTATTTGTGTATGCTTATTGGATGCTCACAAAACTCACATATTTTTTCAATTGTTTTATTCATTTTTCTTCTCCTCAATCTCGTAGAAAAAATTATCAGTATCTTCTGTTTTCCATTGACCAGTGTCTTCTACATTCCACTCATTGGTCTGTACTTTCCAGTCAGGAATGTTGTCCTTTACTGTGAAAGAAGGCAGATCCCAAATGCATCTGTTGTTAGGTTGGGCTGCATAATTGCCGTCATCTAAGGCTATTATGTGTGCACACTTGTGTTCGTGTGGTATTTCTGAATGATCAGAATCAAGTATATTACCCTCTGGGTGAGCCCAGTCAACAGTAAATAAATATTTACCATGATGCCATTTCTTGTCTTTACCTATGTATTTGCCGGATGAGGCTGTTAAAAGATTCCAACTAGTAACAGCAGGATAATAACTAAAAGAATTCCAAAGTTCCAGTTCATCAAGTCTCTTGGATGGAACGTCTTCCGGTTTATAACCACGTTGAATAAAAGCCGAAATTGGTAAACGATAAAAGACTGCACCATTTTCCATAATGGCGTGCCATAAAATAGCACGGCCGCCCAGGCTTGTGAGGCCAAAGATAATACAGTCTTCAACTTCTCCCTTATGTTTTTTGAGATCATATAAATACTCCCTTTTTATTTGTGCGTATTGTACAGGTATATTAGCATTTAAGTAAGACATAATTTATCATTTTATTTCACCCCAATTAGGACCTGATTCATAATCAACTTTATTAGGAATTTTTAACTTAACTGCATTTTCCATAATAGTTTTTATTTTATCAGCTTGTTCCTCTGATTCAACAGATATATCAAGCTCATCATGTATCTGTATATGTGGTGTAATGCCTTCCTTATATAGGTCTAACATAGCTTTTTTAGTCATATCAGCAGCACTACCTTGAATTAATTTGTTTAACGCTTTGTATGTAAAAGCTCTACGACTGTCATTTTCATGCCAGTAATTTTTTTGTTTGTTACCATCTTTGTCTTTTATAAATTCTCCTTCTTCATCTTTTATATAAGGACCCATAGCTTGAAGCTCTAACATTCTTTCATGGTCTTGCGCTGGTACAAATCTACCCCAATCATTTCCTTTTAGTATAGGCTCGTATTTAGGAAATCTACATTTCCTGTTTAAGATAGTTTTAATTTTTCCATTTCTTTGTGCTGCAGTCATAAGTTTATTTGTTAATTGTTTTACAAACGGAACCTTACTGTGATACACACCAAAAAGTTCATCAGCTTTATTTTTAGTTACACCTAACTCTGCCATAAGTTTAGCTTTACCCATGCCATAGAATAAACCTAAATTAATTACCTTTGCTTGTGATCTAGGAATCTTAGCCATCTCTGAAACAAGTTGGTGAAAGTCTGCATTTGGATTATGATCATATGAATCTGCAATTTCATTAACAGAAGCCAGTTTAAATCTTAATGCGTATTCTGTAACAAGCCTTGGTTCCTGTTGCGAGTAGTCAAATGTACCCCACTTACAGCCTTCTTCAGGTATAAATAAACTTCTAATTAATGGACCTGTTTCTGGATCCTTAGCTGGAATCTGTTGTAGATTAGGATTAGAGTAACTAAATCTACCTGTAACTGTACCTCCATCATCAGATCTAATTTGATTTATCTCTGCATGTATTCTACCTTTGTGTTCGTGTCTTAAAATAGTATCAATAAAAGTTGTATTAACCTTGTTAATTTTTCTAGCCTCTGCTATCATCTTAATTGTAGGATGATCATGATTCGAAAGGAAATTTTTAGTAAATGAAGGTGCACCAGTTTTTTCAGTTGTTTCAAAAGATAAATTTAATTTTTCAAAAACTTTTTGTATACTACGTGCGGCCCATATTTGAGTTTCTATTCCTGTGTCTATTTTTATTTGGTGGATTAATCTTTCTTCTTTTGTCGTTAATTCTTTCTTCAGTGTATTTGCTCTTTGAGCGTCCACTCTCACCCCAAGATGTCTCATATCAACCAGGCAAGGAAAAAGATCCGTTTCAAGATTAAATATATCTTGGCAGTCTTCTTCTATTAATAATTTTTTACAGTGTTGCCAAAGTTTAAAAGTTAACTCAGCATCTTTTTCAGCATATGCTCCTACTTCACTTGCAGGTAGTTTCCACATGTCTGCTTTTGGATCTAGTCCTCTTGACTTAGCTGCTTCGTTCAAAGCTTTTTCATTTTTACCTTCATTAAGATAAAACCAAGACAAAGCATTTAACGTGTATGCAAATCTATTCTCATCTAAAACAGAGCATGCAATCATCGTATCTACGATTAAACCATTGATTTTTATACCTAAATTACGTATCCAACATACGTCGTACATTGCGTTATGAAATATTTTTGTAGCTGGACATGCACAAATATCTCTAAACCATTCTAAAGTTTTTTCTCTTGGCATGTTGGGAGCTTCACCATGAGCTATAGGAAAATACCATTTGTCATTGTATGTTGCAACTGCAATACCTACTACTTCACCATTACCTGTCACAGCACCAGATCCTTTTGATTTTAAATCAGGATCTCTTGTCTCTAAGTCAATTGCTATCTCATCATAATCTCTTAGATCAGGATACTCAGTGGGCATAACCCATTCGGTTTGTGTTAGATACTTAGGTACTTTCATTTTGCTCTTTCTTATTATAATATAAAACCATTCGTTTATTACCCTCGTATTCTTCTAATCGTTTTTTCATCATTTGATTTTCATCATACAGTTCTCTATATCTTTCAGTTAACCTTTTAATTCTTGGTTCATATAGCTCCCTATAATGTAAACTCCAATTTTTTGCTATACTCATTTGTCATCTTTTAATTTTAATATTTCTAAATCACAGTAATGTTTTATTTTCTCAAGGTCTTGTATCCCTGCTTTGTTTTTATATCTACAAACGTATTTAATTACGTTGCCTTGAAAGAACGAGAGATCATTCTTTGATATAAATTCATAAGGTTGAATTTTAAATTTTTTATAATGAGATCCCCCTATTTGTTTATCTTGTGGAAATGAATCTTCGAATATATCTTTATTTGTCATAGTTGATATTCCTTTAATATTTTTTTTGCTTTCAGTTTATATAAATTATTTCTTGCTCTCGTGATACCCACGTACCACACTCTATGCTCTTCATCTTGTTTGTCAACACTTAGACGAATACCTTTTTGTACTTTAGATCCTTGGTGTAAAGATAATATTACATTGTCTTCTTCACCACCTTTTGCTGCATGAATTGTAGATAACCACACCCTTGCATTTTGGGAAAGTATTTCACCTCCAGAAATTATATTTCGAATATAAAGTATTTCTTTCTGATCACCAACGAAGATATCATACCAATTTTTTTCAGGATTCCAATTGTTACTGGGAATAAAATCTACTACGTCATTGATTTCTTTTTCTTCTAACTTACCTTCACGTATCCATTTAGTGTAAGTCATCGCTGCATTATACATTCCAACATTAAAACTTTTACCTTTGTTAGTTTGATAATAAATATTTTTAGATTTTAATTGTTTTGCAATCTCTAATAAATTGCTTTTAGTTCTAGTAAGAATTAACCATTTACCTTTGGTAAGATCCACTTGCCCTAAATTACTTATGTACTCTGCATGACCTTCTTCACTTCTTGGCAGGTATTCTTTATGTTTCCTGATGCCTAATATACGATCTACTGCTATTTGAGATTGTCGCTGTACAGCTTTAGATACTCTCCTTGAATATCTTAAAACTTTTTCATTAGCAGGTTCTCTAATAAATCTATTTACATCAGCACCAGCCCAAGCAAATATAGCTTGATCATCATCCCCAGCTAGGTACATATCTTCACATTTTTCTTTTAATTTATCATACAATTTCCATTGTAATGGAGACAAATCTTGAGCTTCATCAATAAAAATAGCTTTAAACTTAGGAATTTTATTAGACTCAACAGCTTGTGTAATTAAATCATTAAAGTCTAACAGATGATTTTTCTTTTTGTATTCTTGTAAGTTTATATAAATGTGTCTTAGTGTAGGCCAATATATTTCTTTTCTATCATGGTCATTAAGATTGTATTCATCTTCAATACTTATATTTTTATTAATAGCTTTACCTATCATTTGAAAATAAGGATTGTTACAAGTTAAAAAATGAGTTTGCTCATCATTATACTTGTCACTAAAACTAACTCTCACATTTAACATCTTACCTAAATCTTCATAGTGATGAGGTTGAATAATATCTTCTTCAGTTTTATTTAACAAATGAAAACAAAATGCATGAAGTGTTTGAAAGTATGGAACTTCTTTTTCTTCTACACCAATTCTTTTCCTAGCTTCAATGGCAGCCTTCTTAGTAAAAGCAAAGTAACCTATCTTATGATAAGGTGTACCTGTTCTAACATAGGCATTAACTCTACGAATTAATCTAAAAGTTTTACCTGTCCCTGGAGGACCATATATTTTAATTGGTTTTTTCATCAGGTCTTTCAAATATATCTGTTAAACTACCTTTGAATCCAAAACTACCATGATGAGTTGTTTCTCCATCTACTACAGCATAAAATTTAAAACCTGCAGCTGTAGCAATATTAGAAAAATGTGTATCTTCTCCCCACCAGTGACCTGACTGTTGATCAAAAACTGTGTCCCAAAAATTATACAAAAGTTTATTTGCTTCTTCAGATATAATTTCTTTTTGTTTAATTTTTAATTGAGGATGATCATACATTAATTTTTCATATACTTTTTTATGTATCAAAGTTAAACCTGCTGGACCTACTCTAATCTCAGTCAATCCTTTGTTATCTATTTGAATATCTGTAGGATCTTTAAATTGCACTGAATATTTAACAGAGTTGTCTTGTGTTTTTTTTCTGTAAGGAACACATATCAAATCTTTATTTGCTACAATCATTCTACCTACAACTTTAGCATCAAACTCTACATCTGAATCTACAAACAATTGATAATCCATACCTGATTCTAAAAACATTGCAGTTAAAACATTTCTTCCATACCCAACGTAAGGACATTTAAATGTACTTATAGTAGATTTTATTCCTGCTTTGGTAAACGTATCCATTAATTTTATTAATGATAAACATGTTGATACTTGCATGGTGTCATATGTAGGCATGCATACAAATACACTTGGTATTTTTTTCTTCGTCATACTATGTACTCCTTATCTTCTATTGTTATTTTTTCGTCTGGTATTTCTTCTTTCATTAAATCAGTAGCAGGCATTTTTATACACCTGACTGGAGGAAATGACTTTTCATTTTCTCCCTTAGGAAATCTTTTTTGAGCACCAAACTCTCCTTTAAAATATGTTTTAACTAGAGTAGCAGTCCTTGGTCTATCCTGTGTCCATTCATTTCTTTTTATCTCTTCATAAAATTTATCATAATCAAAGTAATAATATTCATCTTCTTTTAATACTGCCCCACTTTTAAATGAAGCATATGTTTTTGCCTCTGGTCCGTTAACATAATCCTCTAAATATTTCTTTAACATCTCAATCGGATTAGTACCAGTAGGTGGTTTAATATCCTCTTTAGTAGCCCATAGAGCGTCCAGGATAGGCTGGTATTCATTATTCTTAATAATGGGAGGGAATATTGACGTTTGGTCTGCTATGAGCGCTCTCATCTCTTTCATTTCAGCTATCTTTTTTATATGTTTTGCATGTATTTGAACCACTTTGCTATCAGATAGTTCTACATTAAAAAAATATTCTGGATCAGGTTTGTAAGCTATCCTAATTAAACCTGATATCTGAGGCCAACTACTTTCTTGGTGACTACCAATACCAAATTTTCTACGTAGGCAAGTTCCTTTTGCACAATAAGAAGAGATAGGTAAGTCATGACAGGTATGTCCAGCTGTATCTTTGTCCCAACTTTTTATTTTTTGGTTTACTTTGTCATCACCCCACACTTCATCATACTTAATAAACTCTCTTGCAGCATTTAAAACTTTTTTACCCCACTCATCTTTAAATTTTTTCTTAGCGAACACCATGTAGTTAAATAAAAATCTATCTCTCTCATCTTTTAATTTGTTCCCTGATTCCTGAACCTGTTTGCATATCATCTGTAAACATGGAGGACCATCTAATAAATCATCAGGTCCACCTGTTAATATTTCTTTTACTTTTTTATCAGATACTTCTTTTAATGATTCTTTTGTTTGCAAATTATCTTTGACTACATTTAAAAAATCTTCAAACTCTAATTCTTTTCCATCAGGTAATAATGCTTTACGTTCTTTCTTTTTAAAATAAGGTAAGTTAATAAATGAACCAGAGGTTCTTACGTTGTCTTGGTTCATACCTAGTTGTGTTTGTTTAGGAAATATTTCTGTCTTAGATGATAGCCCAAATAAGAATAATAAGTTTTGTAAAAATTCTCTGATTAAAGTTGCAGGTACTTTTTCTTTTGTAAAAACATAAATGTGAAGTCCATTACTTTTTGATTTGATTGGTACTACTGGTAGTTGTTTGTCTTGAATTACTTTTAAATAATGTCCAATATCAAAACTAGAATAGTCAGAGGGATCAATATCAATTGCACCAAAGCTAGCCATACCATTATCATCACAGGCTTGTACACCTATTGCACGTTTACCATCTAAGTGATCTTGATAATCTTGATCAGATATATTTCTTTTAGACCAACCATAATCACCTGGATCAAATTTTAATTTGTTTGTTTGTGGATCATGATAACCATTGTTTACATTACAGAAACCAAAGTCTCTTTCTAGTCCACCAAAATATTTTCTAAATTCTTTCATAATTTATACGGCGCCTCCAGTCTCCCTTCAGCGCCGTTGTCATAACAGTGTATTATACTATGTCTTCTTGTTTTTGACTAGCATCATATTTAGGTTTAGCAGTACCCTTAGAAACTTGTTTCTGAAGTTTCCCTGCTATCTCGTAAATAGACGCATCATTTTTATCTGACGCATCAAGAAGTCTAACTCTTGATGGTTTATAAACATGCCAGCTTTTACTTCCAGAAACTTTACCCATTGTATTTAATTTATACACAGATGAATAAGTTGCTGGATTATAAGAACCACCATCATCATTGAATCTAAGATTCGTAATAAGATTATTTAGTTCTCTCGCTGGAGACAAATTAGAAGATCTCATTGGGATCACTGCAGGTTTTAACTCACCATCTACCATTGCTAGTACATAGAAGTATGCAGTTTTCTCAACATAGTTACCATTTGGTAATCTGTATCTTCCATTTCTTTCTTCCACAGCATCGGCTGGAATTTCTAAGTGAGTCGCTACCGGAGCAGACGAACTCTCTCCTCTTTCCTGCCATTCAGGATACCTAGTTTGAGTATGAGCAACTACAACATCTAATCCCTCTTCCCCATTTATAAGTTTACCAAACCCTGATGCATAAATCATACCAGGTTTAGATCCTTCTACATGTTTTGAATCTCTTTCATTACATTCTGGAGAGAGTTGGTGTAAGATTTTAAGAATCGGTGTTGACACGTCATCTGCTTTAATCTCCTCAGCTCCTTTACCTGCATCTGCTCTGAAATTGATTGTTGCCAATGCACCTGCATTAGCCTTCTTTGTTACTTGACTTTCCATAGTTTACTCCTTTGTTAGTCTATTGTTTTGGTTTGTTAGTTATTTTCGTTCGATATCCATCAAACGTACTAAAGTACTCTGAAGGAATCTTACCACCACGTGAATGGAAATCCTCCAGAGCAACTCTTAAAGTCGAAGCATGAACAGCAACTTTTTGTTCCGGTTCATAACCTTGACCTTTTGCAAGGGTAGCATATTGCTGCGCCTTGTTATCTTCGTCCTTTCCAAACCTTACTGTGATTTCATTTTTCACAATATTGCCTAGTCCGTTTTCTCGAAGCCATTGATATGCCTCTGGTCTTTTCTCAGCTAACGCAGTGGCAAAAAATTTATTTGATATTTCTATCTCAGAACCATCTTTTAATTTCATAGTTTTAAGATTCATAGTGTTCATCATATCTGGAATTACAACTTCAGAAAAATAAGTTTCACTTTCTTTAAGATCTTTAATTCTGTCCTGGTAATTTTGAATTTGTTCTTGAATGTCTTGGAGTTTTTTTATTTCCTCTGAAAGTTTTTCAGGGTCTGTCTGTGTCACCTGACTAGGCGCATCAGCTCTAAAGTTTATTGTCATTTTATTCCTTAATAGTTTAATAGTTTAAATTTATATTTGCACTATCCTATATAAAGATATAATTTTTATTGTCAACTAGTTTTGAAAAATATTTAATTCGATTGGGTAATAAGAAAATTGTCTTCTATCATATTTTAATAATTTAAATTTACCGTTTGTAATTTCTGAAGCTACTGCACAGACCACACCAATTATGGCAGGATCGCCATAAAGTAATAAATGATCATCTGTTGTAAAATTTTTTAATGAATTTTTTATTTCCATTACCATTGGTCCTGGAGAAAATTGCATTTGTTTTAAACGTGGAAACATAATCTTAATTTTGCCATACTTTAATGCAGGTGTAATATCAATTTTAGGTTTACCAGCTTTTTCTGGATGAAATTTATCATCCTCTCTATACACAGGTATTTCTTGCACTAAGTAAACTTCAGGATCTTTTTTAGTCACCTGATCCATCATTTTTTTATAATCTTTTATATCCATTGACTTTTTTCTTTCTATGCACTATATAACTTTTTAGAAAGAAAAGTAAATGTTAAATTATAAATTTAAAACTGAGCCTTATGCTCATCAACAAAAAGCCTTAGAGCGTTCTTGGGACAAAGAATATTTTGCGTACTTTATGGAAATGGGTACAGGTAAATCTAAAGTTTTAATTGATAATGCAGCGATGCTTTACAATCAAGGTTCTATAAATGGTATGCTTTTAATAGCTCCTAAAGGTGTATATAAAAATTGGTATGAAGATCAAATACCTACTCACCTACCAAATTATATAAATAAAAAAGTTGTTCTTTGGAAAAGTTCAGACAAATCAGGTGAACAAACTAAAAAATTAAATACACTATTTCAAACTGGCACAGACTTTCACATTTTAATTATGAATGTAGAAGCTTTTTCATATGATTTTGGTAAAGAATTTGCACGTAGATTTTTAGACTCACATAAAGCTTTGATGGCCATAGATGAATCTACTAGTATAAAAACACCTACTGCTAATAGAACTAAGAATATTTTAAAATTAAAAAGTTTAGCTAAGTATAGAAGAATATTAACAGGCTCTCCTGTAACTAATTCACCTTTAGATTTATACACTCAATGTGAGTTTCTTGGATCTTGGCTCTTAAATACAGATTCTTATTATGATTTTAGATCAAGATATTCTGTTATGAAATCTATTAATCTTGGTTCTCGTAGTGTTAATGTAGTAATAGGACACAGAAATCTTGGAGAACTTTCTAGACTTATAGAACCTTTTTCAATGCGTGTATTAAAAGACGATTGTTTAGATTTACCTCCTAAAACTTTTATGAAACGTCAAATAACAATGACACCTCAACAAGAGAAAGTTTACAAAGCTATGAAAAAATATGCAATGGCAGAGTTAGAAGGTAAAGCATTAACTACAAACAATGTCATGGTACAATTAATGAGACTTCATCAAATTACTTGTGGTCATTTCACTGCTGATGATGGAACTATACAAGATATTCCTAATCACAGAATAACAGAACTAATGGAAATATTATCTGAAGTAGAAGGTAAAGTTGTTATCTGGTCTAACTATCAAAAAGATGTAGACACAATTTTAAAAGCTATTAGAAAAAAATATGAGAGTGATGACATAGTCGTAGACTATTATGGTCTTACACCTCAAGATGTTAGACAAGATAATATAAAAAAATTTCAAGAAGATGATAAGTGTAGATTTTTTGTAGGCACAACTCAAACAGGTGGGTATGGTATTACATTGACCGCTGCTAGCACAATGATTTATTATTCTAATGGTTATGATCTTGAAAAACGTTTACAATCAGAAGCTCGTATTGATCGTATTGGACAAGAATACCCTATGACTTATATAGATATTATAACTGAAGAAACAGTTGATACTAAAATTGTTAAAGCTTTACGTGACAAAGTAAATATCGCCACTCAAATTATGGGCGAAGATTTAAAAGCTTGGATTTAAAAAACGTATTTGTCTAACAATTGAAAAGCTACAGCCCCCACTGTAGCCAAAACTACCCAATAGATTTTGTCTATCTTGCCGCCCAATTTTTCTACATCTTGATGTAGATGTCTTAAATCTTTTTTCATGCCTGTCATATGTCCTTGTAAAGAAATAATGTGTTCTCTTTGAGTTTTTGGTTCAATCATTATGAAATCATTCCACGTTGTCTTAACCTTATTTGTTGTTCTTCAGGAGATAATAAGGCCATTTCACTTGCTGTCAATCCTCCATTATTGGGTACATTACTTAGGTTAGCTTGGGCTGTTTGTATTACTTCTGGGTTAGGCATAGCTGAAGTTACATTCCCTGGTAAAGGTGGTGTTTGTATACCTGCAGAAAACATATCATCAGTTATGTAATCTGAAATATCAATATCAAATTGATCTTGAAATGATATATCTCTTAAATCATCTCTTATGTCTTGTAGTATATCTTCTACTTCTTCAAATGGATTATCTTCTCCAATTCTCTCCGCTATTTCTGCAAATTCTTTTCTAATATTTCTTGATGGATAATAAGGATCAAATCTATCATTAATTATATCTCTGTAATCTCCTCTTAATTGTCTGTCTCTAAACTCTGTAAAGATATCATCTTCATCTGCACCCAATATATCTGCAGCTTCAAGATTTTTTAACATATCTTTTTGTACATTAAATTTTGCTTCGTTTGCTTTAATAAATTTATCTATAACTTCCACCGGAGTTTTAGGTCCTCCAGCTAACAATGAGTCTGCACCTCCTGTAAACAAACCTCTAGACTCTCTAATACCTCTTTGGTATTGAGAAATTTTAAATCCCATTGATCTAACTGGGTCTAGTTTAACAGCTCTGTATCCAGCAAAACCTAAAAGCTCGTCAGGTAATTCAAAGAACTCACCACGACCTGATGGTTTATCAGCTGCTGCTTGATACAATCTTGTTAACTGTGGATATGAAAAAGGTAACATTGATTGTGCGAGGTGATCAATACCAATTTTAATTTTGTCACCACCTGGAGTATTGTCATTCCATAATGCTCTACCATCATCTGTTACTCCATTCCTTAATGTTAAATCTGTTAATGCTTCTGTGTAAATAGATTCTGATATAAATGGTGATGCAAGTTCACCAGCAGCTGAAGCCATTCCTTCTAACAACCCTTGCATTAAAACTTCTTCATCCTCAATTCCATTTTGAATATTATTTAATACTGTTTGTAAGGGTCTAATAGCTATGTCATATGCATTACCATGACTAAAGTCTATGTATTTTAAATCACCTGTCTCTTCATCTCTAATAGGTAAGATAGTTGAGTTCTCTGACCATTTAGGTAAGTATCTTTTAATAGCTTCAAGTTCTTCGTTAGTAACATCGTATAAAGATTGGAAACCTTTTTGTATTCCATAAGGCGCTGCAGCTAATACAGTTGTCATACCTAATAATCTTTTAATACCAATGTTTCTTAACGCTGGATCTTTTATTTCTTTAATAGCTCTTTGACCAATGTTAGTTGTTGTTCTTAATATCTCAGACGGGAAAGACATAAAAGTACCTAGAGGTAGACGTCTTAGTGCTCTAACAGTATCTGACACGTAAGCATAGTTTGGAACGGTATTTCTTACAATGTCCGCTGCTTCATTATCTAACATATCTTCTGTAAATTCTCTACCTGCTCTACTATATGCATTTTTTAATCTGTATCTTTCAACAGCGTAGTTAGCTATTTTAAACATATCATCCTCAGCTGTGTATAAATCTTCAGCGCCCTTCATAACAGCTTTAGCTCCACGTCCAGCTGAACCTAAAAGTTTTCTCCCCATAGATTCTAATGGTTTTTCTAAATTTAAATTACCACCATAACCAAGGTCCCCTAATATATTTTTAAAATCATTTACGTTTGTCTGAGAGTTAACAACACCTAGTCTTAAAAATTTTCTATATGCTTCATTAAATTCTTGTTCACTATATTTGTAAGGAGTGTATTTAGATGCAAATTTTTTAATACCTGCACCTGGTTGAACTGTTTTCAATGCTTCATTAAATGCTCTTGCAACTACTGCAGGGTTTTCAAAAAAGATACCATTAGCTGCAGAGAATCCTGTTGCAGAAAATATGTTTCTAAAGTGAGTTACTGGTGCAAGAATTGTTTTAGCTACTTGTGATGCAGCTTTTGGAAATAAAATTAAATTACGATAGCCCCATGTTGCTAGTTTTTCGACGCCTGTTGCATCTTTTCTTGGTTCAAATAAAAATTTTAAAATCTTACCACTCTCTGATAATCCATCAGCAATAGCTCGTGATGTATATTTACCAGCTAAAGGATTAACAGCGTAGTCATCTTTAAATGCATTAGCTACATAGTCATCTAACTTTACAATCTCTTGATTAGGTAAACTATTTTCTGCTGCGTTTCTAGTTCCAAAGAAAAATCCTTTGGTTCCTGGTGCAACGACTCCTCCACCTTGTTCTATTTCTTTTACAGCTTGTTTTCTAAAATAATCTTGATCATCTAATCTTTGAAACATTTGATTTTTTCTAGCCACACTAGATAATCTTGTCATACCATTGTATAGAGAAAATCTAGGGTCAGACATTTCACCAAAAAATTCTCTGAATATTTTACTACCTTTTCCAATAGGTGTTATACTATCACCTTTTTTACCAGCACCACTTAATGCAGATGCTCTTCTTTTACCTGTTAGTATTTTACCCTCAGCATCTTTTGCTAATATTTGTTTAAAAAATTTTTTAGTTAAACCATCATCAGCTTCTGCAGTTTTAGATGTGTATTTAAAAAATGGTAATGAGTTTGGTTTCTTAGCTGCTATTGCAGTATCAACTAATCTATTCAATTGTTCATCTACTTGGTTAATACTATCAAAAGGTCTACCAGCTTTAGCTGCGTATCTTATAAATAATTCTCTAGCATTTTTATATGCATCACCTGTTGGTGTATATCTTACAAAAGGTAATATAGGTTTATCTTCAAAAATTCTATATGTTCCACCTAAATAATCTTTTACCCTTTGACCCATTATTTCTTTTAGTGGTTTAATGTTTGTCATGTCCCCACCTAACTTACTAGTTGTTGAGATAAGAGTAGTAAAAGCATTTCTTGCTTTACCTAATGTTCCAAACAATTCATTAATTTCTGGTTTTTTTAATCCTTTTACTTTTAATTTTTCTGTAAGATCCATCACTACATCATCTTTAATACCTTTAGTTAAGTCTCCAGAAAACATAGCATCATTAATACTTTCTAATACCTCTGATTTTTCTTTACCAGTAGATTGATTAAAAATAGTTTTTACAGTTGGAAACATTTTATTAAGTGGCTTATCTATTTCTTTAACCAACTGCATTGCTTCATTAGAGTCAGCCATAGTGGCTCCTTTTTCAGCCATTTTTTCTTCAAATATTTTTTGTGGTTTAGCTCCTCTAGATCTCACTGCACTAAAAACACTATTAAAAAATCTACTAAGTCTTGAATTACTAAATTCAATATTTTTACCTGTAGTAGCAGCTTCTTTAATTCCTCTACCTACTCCATAAACAACAGGTGTGATAAATAAAGATTCACCACCAAACTTAACCCGGTTTAATAATTTTCTACCAGCATCTTTTGATGAATCAGCTAAAGCTTCATCATCTAAGTTTGTTGGACCACCAAGTACATCTCCAATACTTCCAATGTTTTCAACATCTGCTACAAGCGTTTCCCCCGCTGCACCTCCAGCAACTGCTGCTGCAAATCTTTTTGTTCTAGCTGCTTTGTTTAATTCATCAGCTTTGGTTGCACCTTTTAATAAGTCAGGTCTTTTAAGATCTAAATATTTATTAGCTTTTTTACCAGACAAAGCTTTCGTTGCCATTTTACGTGCAACATTAAAACCTATAGATCCAGGAACTCCAATTTGTATCAAAGCTTCAACTAATCTACCTGCTGCTTTTTCCTGTGCAATCTCTTCAAATGGATTTATCTTATCAAAAAATACTTCTACGTCTGTTGCAAGATCTGTACCTGCACCTAAGTCAATTAACTCTGCTCCTAATGAAACTACACCTTCAGGTACTTTAATTAACCCTGAAGCTACACCTGCTAGCGCTGCGTTAAATGCATTTCTTTCGTTACCTAACTCCTCATCACCTAAGCCCATGAAGCCTTCTGGATCGAAATCTGTATCGTATGCCATTTAGCCTCCTAGTTTTGTATTAGTTCTTCAAATGAAATATTAGATTGTTGTATGAATGGATTTCCATTTTCAGCTACACCAACTCTAGTGTAGGTGTCTGTTACATCATCGTAGTAAACCCCTGGATTAACATCTTTTTTAAGATTACCTTTTCGATATAATTTTTTAGCTCTTGGTAGTTGTATATTTATATTTGCAGCTTTTAATTTATCATAGTCACTTAATTCAAAGTTTGATCTATTTTTAGCAGTAGGCATATCTTTCATGTCACCTGATTTAACCATAGTCTCCGCATAACTAAATACTTTTTCTTCTGGTGAATCTGTTTTTAAAAATGGTTGTTTAGAATAAGTAGAGTCAATAAATTCTTTCATTTTAGAATCTATCCTTGCATTATATTCTTCTGTAGTTTCCATATCTAGTTGTGGTCCTACAGATGCTGTGGCTTGTGTTCTTACTTTTTTAAGATTATCCACACCTAATGTATCAATAGCCTTGGCTCTTAGTGCTAGGTTTTCACTTCTTTGTGATCTTCTGTTTTTAATCATGTCTTTTATTGGTTCTTTCGCTGCAGCACCTGCTGTTGCTAAAGCCCCTGATAGACCTTTACCTTGAGGTGTTCGAGATAATAAATCAGGTCCAAACTGTAATAAAAAATCTGTTACCGGATCACCCATGTCTTGTCCACCACCTCTAACTAAAGAAATAAAATCTGCAATATCTTGTTCTCCAACGTTTAATGCAGGGTTAGTAGATCCTACATCATA